CTACTCAACAAGTATAATTTCTATGGAATTGTCATGAATAATGACCTTTTGAACCAACATTTCGATAACTACTCTTTTGCTTTCAATACTTGAATTATCCCAATCAAAAGATTTTAAAACGTCAAATCGATGTTGTAGTTCTGTTTTATCTAGTTTATTTTTTCGTTCCAGTAATTTTTCCATACTTTGTTTTTCTTTATTCAATTTATCAATTTTTTCACTTATAACATCGAGTGGCATTGAATCCACCTGAAATAAATCAATTAACTTGTTTATTTGCTTGTCGATACTCTCGATTTGCGAACTTATTAAGGATGTATTTGTTTGTGGAGCAGATCGCCTTTTTAATTCTGCTTCAACGTCAATGTTTTTCAAATTGTTTATAACAGCTTCGTCAATGATGAATTGTTGTTGCGCTTTAGAAGAACAACCATCCGTTTTCATCATGTGCTTAGGACTACCTTTTTTGGAGTAGCAACGATAATATCTATATACTTTTCCTTTACGACCTACAGCTCTTCGGTTTGCCATTTTAGCACCGCAAATGCCACATTCACATAATCCGCCCAACAGCGCAACATAGTTGTATCGCTTAGTATTGGTTTGTTTTCTCCGAGCTATTTCTTTTTGAGTTTTATAGAAGGTGACTTCGTCAATTATCGGTTCATGAATGCCGTCGTACTCGGCTCCTGAAAATTTCACTTTGCCAATATACAATGAATTTTTTAGCATGCGGTCAATACTACTAGGTAGCCATTTATTTTTGCCAGGATAATTTTTTTTAAGATATTCCGATATAGAGCTTTTTCCTAGTCCATCATTATAAAGCCTGAACAAGTCTTTAATCGCTGCTGCTTCATACTCGTTAATTATAAGTTGGTTATCACTATTAAACTGATAACCAGCAGGAGGTCTGTCTTGTCCTCCTGTATGATAAAAACCTTTTTTCGCACGTTCTACTCGACCAGTAATCATGCGCTCTGATATTGATTTGCGTTCGAGTTGGGCGAAAACGGATAGCATTCCAACAGTCGCCGATCCAAAAGCGGTAGATGTATCAAAACTTTCTTGCATTGAAATAAGTTCAACGTCATTAGGTCTGAAAATATCTTCAATTAAGTACATAGTATCTTTTTGAGAACGAGAGAGACGATCGAGCTTATAGACAATAACTACGTCAACTTTTTTAGATTGTACGTCTTGGATCAGCTCTTGCATTGCTGGCCGTTCTAATTTTGAAGCGCTATAACCCGCATCGATATACTTTTTGTATAAAATAAAGTCTTTGGCTTCAACGTATTTTATCAGTCTATCGGTTTGGGCTTGAATCGAATATCCTTCAGTTGCTTGTTCTTGAGTGGATACACGGATATAGATAGCTGCTTTTTTATCCAATTCACTTTCTCCTTTCATAATATTGAAGCCCTTAGCGTGAATCGAACACGCTTGAACTCACCAGAGAAGAGATATTTATTACTTCCACATACCATCTCCAAATGTAACAACATATGGACCAGAACCTTTTGAAGAGAAGTAAAAAGTTATATTAGCTTTCATTCCAGCAGCTATATCATTAGGTATATTGTTTTGATACGTGCTCGCATCGAAATCAGCTAATTCAGAGTTACTATCATACATGGCAAAATTTTGAACATTAAAGCTGATAGGTGAACTAGTAGTATTCTCTACAATTGCTTTTACTTCCACAGGATGTTCACCATCTTTTGGTTCATGCAATTGATGATTGGGCGCATCTTCAGCAGAAATGACTGTAATTTTTTCGCCACTACCAAACGTTCCAGATTCATTAAATTTTAAAGTATTGGATGAGTCAGTAGACTGGCCTTCTTGCTTACTAGAATCGGTAGTTCCGAAAGCATCAAGTATTTCATCAAGCTGACTAGCTTTTGTGCTTAATTTTTTATTTTCCTCTTTTAAACTTGATACAGTTGTCTTTAATTTATTTACTTCTGACGTACTGTTATCAGTAGATGAACACCCAGCCAAGATGGCAAAAGAGAATAGAGATACCCCAAACAATTTAACTATTTTCATTTTTAAAATTCCTCATTTCTTGATATAATGTATTTACTATGAATCTCAAAAGAGGTTGAAAGCTCGTGTTGGCTCACGAGCTTATTTTGTTATGTCCATGCATGTTTCTGTAATAAAACGAAATTGATAACCTTTATAATTAAAAATAGGACCATGCTTTTCCTTTATGTATTGAACAGCATCAACTACATATTTAGGTGAAAAGCCTAAAAATTCTGCGCATTCCCAATAATATTTGCATCCAATTTCCCAAGCGTTTATTAAGTCGTCTAATGAGACTGCTTCATTTGCACCGTAGACACGAGCAGCCTTTTCTTGTTTGCGATTTTCAATAATATTTTGAGAAAGGATATTACCAACTGTAGTTTTGTAATGACCATATTCTTCATAAAGCCTCTCTTTTTTTGCAACAGTTGATAAATCTTTATCAATAAAAATAGTTCCTCTGTAATAATAAGCTGTGTCTTGTGTTTCTTCCAACAACGGAACCTCTTTAACTGGGATTTCTTTATTAATCGTATCTAACAAAATCTCATAATCATTCATAATACACCTACTATTTTTTATTCATCAATATATTGATCTAAATACTTTCTTATTCCTTTTATTTGTTCGTCTGTATATTCTCGATTATCAATTTCTGAATGAGCAGCAAGATCAATTTGCTGTGAATTTTCTTTAGGCTGCGGAAAAGCGGATATGTTAGAGTTCTGTTCAGTCAGTCTTTTTTGTGCTAAATTATATACTTCTCTTTTGTTTTCTTCATTTAACTTTGAATAAACAGGGTTAATATCCAATTTGGAACTAGAATGATCATTTGAAGACAGGTCTTTATTCATTAAGTCTGTGATACTTACGTCAAAAAGTTCAGCTATATCGTTTAATATACCGATTTTAGGCGTATATTTTCCTTTCTCCCATTCGCTTATAGAAGAAGCACTTTTTCTATTTAGTTTTTCTGCCAATTCAATTTGCTCTAAGTGATGCTTTTCCCTAAGATATTTTAGATTCTTTGAAAACATAATTACACCTCGCTTTTGGTAATAGTGTACCATCGATTCGGAAAAAATGAAATAGATTTCATGAAAAAATATTCGGAAAAACCGAAATATTTTTCTTGACTTCGGAAAAACCGAAATGTATAATTCAAGTTGAAAGGAGGGGCTAGTATGAAAAAAGTTAAAATTTATGATTTAAGAAGAGAAAAAAGAATGACACAAAAAGAACTAGCGAAAAAGACAGGTATAACCGAACGGACTATTATTAATTATGAAAACAGTATTGATGCTTTGCGGAATGCTAAATATTCTACTGTAGAAAAAATTGCTACGGCTTTAGGCGTTACTGTTGATGATATTTTTTTAACCTCCGTTTCGGAAAAACCGAAATCGGCTTAAGTAATCAAAGGAGAATAGGATGAACAAACCAGAAATAAAAGTTGACGTAAGTATTGAAGGCATAGATGAAGCTACGAAAAAAGCCGAAAGATATGTCGAAGTATTAAAAGAAGCCAAAACGCTGGCAGGCGAATTGGCTTCAATGCATTTTGAAATTTCGGTAAATGAAAAAGAGTAGCTAAGAAAAGAAGTTTAATGGAAGGATAAATGTAATGGACTATATTGAAAAATTAGAATTGGTAATATATATTTTCGTATTTTTATTAATTCCATTGGTTCTAACTATTGTTTTTAAAGAACCTCTTATTATTGCTGGTGTAGCTATTATTGTATCTATTTTTGATTTTCTTGAATAATAGTGCTGATTTCTTCATCAGTGAGTTTAATTAAGGTAGACTTCCATTTCTTAAATTTAGTAGTTTCGCTTCTAAAATTAGGAATGATGGTTGATTTAGCAAATTTAATATTAACTCGGATTTTGTCCGATATAGGATAAACAATTACTTCTTTCAAAACATAAGAGTTAGCTGGGATTACACCATAATTTGAATCCATAAAATTTAAATGTGTAATTTCATCCAAGGGAGTTATGCCTAATAGTTCCTGATTAGCAATCTCGGGCCGTAAAGCAAATTTATAAGTACAAGGAAGTAATTGATTCGTATATCCGTCTTTAAAAACAAGATCATAATAACCAATCGAATGTTTAGAAGTATTTAAAAATCTGAAGCCGATTGATACACCAGCTGATTGATTTGGAAAAGCCGGCTCTTTATCATAAGTTTCTATTCTTTTTATAAGAGTTTGATTCGTTATCCTAACGCTAATATTTTTTCTATCTCTATATAAGTTTATCAGCGAAATCAAAAGAGCTATAGAAGATATACCAATAGTAATAAAGTCTTTTAGTAATAATTCTTTCAAAAAATATCAACCCCTAATTTTTGTGATTTTTATCAATTATACCATGTAATTACTAGTAAAGGAGGAGACCGCAATGGCAAAAAAACAAGAGCCGTTAAAAGTAATCATTAGAAATGCTGATGGTACTATTTGCGAAGACATATCAAAAAAAGAATGGTCACCAGAACGAAGACAGATGATTGCAGAAGCAATGGGAGATGCAATTTTGGAGCAACAGGAATTGTTGGATAAATTAAGGAATTAGAAAGGATGTATGTAGGTTGATAGTTACAGCAATCTTATTATTTGTTACCAACTATGTAGCCAGCAAAGAATCAGGGAAAATAAATATACGTTTTTTTCTACTTTCATTAGTATTGGCTTATTTGATCAATTGGATGTTTCAGAACTAGTCAAAGTATAGGTGGGGATTTTAAATGAATAACGAAAAAAAATCAAAATATGACGAAACAAAAGAACATTACTTATCAAAATTTAAGCGAAATAATGACGTTGAAAAATTTGGTTTCTCAAAAGAAGCTGAAAAAGCTGGGAAAGTAATTTTAGATGAACTAAAAAATAGAGACTTAACGTATGATGACGCATACGCAAGTCTCCAATGGGCATATAACAAGCTTCAATATGAATCAAATTTTATTAGTATCCGATAAATTTAGCATTGTTATTGAGTTCAATTGATAAAACTTCGAAGTTGTCATCAGCTAGCAACATAGAGTCTAGTCTTGTGCCACTTTCTAGGAAATGTACATTTTTTACTAGGGTAGTTACAGGTTTCTGTGATTCGAACTTCAAACTGTTTTCAGAAACAAAATCAAGCACTTTTTTTAGTAGTAAATCAGGACGCGAAAAAGCTTGTTTTGTAGAAAATATACGACTTTCTACAGAACTTCTCCAAATTGAAAAGAGTTCTGTAGCTAGACAACCATTAATCGTTTTTTTCTGAATATCAAAGTCATAGTCAAATTCTTCTAATGAAATATGCGTTTTACTGTCATTCAACGGCAAGAATTCAGCAGTTAAAAGTTTTCCTTTGTAATTCACAACCAGAGAAAATTCTTTCTTTTCATTATCTTTAAACTGCATCGCATAAAGAAGGTAGTATACGGCTTGTACTTGGCTTAAATTCATATTATCACCTCACTTTCATAACTAATTATATCAAAGATTATAACCAAAGGAGGATTTTAAATGTCAAAAGAAAATATCCAAGAAAAATACCATGAATCATTAAGAGAGCGTGGGATTACTGATATAGAAGCAGAGCTGATTGGCCGTTTGTATGGAGTGAAGCTTTTACATGAAGAGAAGAAGCATGATGGCTAAACAAAAATACTTATTCATAATCTACAGCATTCTCATGAATATGACTATTCTAGTCTGTTTGTTTAAATGTTGGCAACTTGCTTTAGCAATTTATATTGCCTGGTTCGTAACTACGATATTTTTTAGGAGAGGAATTGAAATAGATGAAAAGAAAAATTAAACAATCGTTGCCAGATTTAATAATGCTCGCAACGGTTATCTATCTAACAAATTTAGATTTAAAGGCAGGAGTTGCAATGGCTGTTGCTATGTTTTTAACAACTATTTTTGGAACAAAAAATTCATATATTAAAAAAGGAGATTAATAAAATGAACAAGAAAATTGAAGCCTTGTTGCAAGGTTTGCAAGACGAATGCAATAAAGCTGAGCTTCCTATGGTGTGTGGGATTATTGATAAAAATAATGATGCTCAGGCAACACTAGTGGGAGGAGCATTGATAGATCAATCTATTATTTTATCAATATTGACAGAGCTGTTTTTAAACTCTGTTAAAAATGGTACCTGTAATTGTTCGAATTGCGAAGATTTAAGAGAAGCATTTGGATTTAAACAAAAAACAAGTGAATCTGATTCTAACATAGATGATTTATTACAAACTTTTTTGAGAGGTGAATTGGATTGATAGAAGTACGAGGTTTAGGTGACTCAATTTATGATGCAATGTTAGCTAATGCGCAAAACAATGCTGTTAAAAACATTATGGCCGCTGCAAGCAATGGAAAAACTAGCGTAACAGTTAATAGTAAAGGACTAACTCAACCTTTTTTAGATTCTTTAGAAGAAGAAGGAGTCAAAGCAACAGAAAAAAATAATGCTAATGAGATTTTGTTTTTTTGGGAGTGGTAAAAGTGGCGACTAATTATGATCGATACGGCCGAATGAGCTATTCTCCAGAATTACACAAAAATCAAGGTAAGGTTTGGACCTATGAAGAAGTCGAATACTTAAAAAATTGGTATGCAATTATTGGACCAGAAGAAATGAGTTTAGCCTTAGAAAGAACGCCTGCTTCAGTTATGACAAAAGCTTCATCAATAGGCCTTAAAACAAAAAATTACAGTAAGCGGCTAGGAGGAAGACAAAAAAAGACAAATTCGTCTGCAAACGAACTTGTCTAAGAAAGATTTATTTTACAAATAATGATTTATACCAGTATAAACGATTTTTTCAAAAATTGAAAGGAGCTAGAGAACAAATGAAAAATATTAATTTGAATTTGTCAGAAATTAGCGAAGGAGCTGTGCAAGAAAAATTTGAGCATGAAATGCAACAAGTGTTCGAAAATATTTTGGACTTAAATACTGATCCAATTAAAAAAAGAACCATCACATTAACAATTGAAGTGTCATCAGATAAGGATCGGGAACTTGTGATACTAGCATGTAAGAGCAAATCTAAACTTGTGCCACGTGATGAAAATGAAACCAAAGTTCTTTTTGGACGTAATGCCGAAACTGGCTACATTGAAGCGAACGAGTTGAAGTCTGGTACTCGTGGTCAAATGTACATGGACCCCGAAGATTTAAAGGTGAAAACAGATACTGGCGAATCCGTGGAAGATATTGAAAAGGAACAAAAAGAGTCAGCAACAAAACAAGAAGTAATTGACTTTAGAAAGAAAGTAACAAATTAAATTTTTAGGAGGATAAATCATGACAGAAAATATCAAAGAAGCAATTAAATACGGAGTGGAGCTATCAGAAGGACAAGCGGTTATTTACAAAGAAGAGGATAGAATTTTTTATGATTCTAACAAAGCATCGTTAAGAGAACTGTTTCCAGCAAAATACGCAGAAACATTAACAGTAAATTCCTTGACTGGTTTAGTGCAGTATCTCTTATCTAAATTTGATCAAGAAACTACCGATGATCCAGACGAACTACTTGTTCATGTAGAAAGTCCCACGTCAGTGAAAGTATATGGTCGATTAAATGAGTTAGATAGAAAACGAGAAAGTCTAATTAAAGCAACAGCGATTTTAGACAAGTTTAACTATGGGTATTTTATGAATACTGAAGAATTTATTATCAATTTACAATCACTATTCGATAGAACGGATGATTCAGAAGCTATTTTAAAATTTGCAAGTGCAGTCAGGATTGATAATGGAGCAACCATTAATGATAATGGGGTATCTCAAACAGCAACTGTGAAAACGGGCGCTTCGACCGTTGGAGAAGGGAAAGTTCCTAGTCCTGCCAATCTACAACCTTACAGAACATTTTTAGAAGTTCCTCAGCCAGAAAGCCAATTTATTTTCCGCATTAATGAGCGAGGAAATTGTGCATTATTTGAAGCGGACGGTGGCTTATGGAAATATCATGCAATGGAATCGATCAAATCGTTTTTAGAGGATGCTCTAAAAGAATTAATTGAAGAAAACAAATTAACAGTCATTGCCTAAGCGAAAAATTAATAAGCAGCAAGTGAAAACGACTTGCTGCTTTAATATGAAAAAAAGTCCAACAAATGAATGCTGAACTCCAAGAAATACTAATATTCTGATAATTTATTATACCATTCTTGGAATTCTATATCAATTCAAAACGTTGTAAATACGGCGTTTTATCGGGCTTGTAATAGTTATTAACTTAAGGACGTAAGATAAATTATTTCAGGAAGTGGCTAACATGTTTGTAAGAGAAAATAAGTATGCTGCAGGTGATTATCAAGAAGTGGATGTCGTGCCATTACCAGACGAAGTAAAGGAGAAATTAAGTAATACATCCAGAAAAAGAAAAGAGAACATGACAAGACCTCAACAACAACTCACAAATGACAAGAGAAGTTATAAATGGATGAGGTTAGCCATGAATGGAAATTTCTTTAAAGGTGATTATTATTTAACGCTAACTTATGACGAAGGAGACATTCCACCGCCAGAAAAAGCCGAAGAAGCAAAAAAAGACTTAAGTAATTTTTTGAGGAAAGTAAGAAATTTATACAAAAAAGTAGATAAAGAATTGAAATATATATGGGTAATGGAATACGAATTGGACCAAGAAGGTAATTATCTTAAAAGGGTTCATTTTCACTTAGTTATGAATCAAGGGGTCAACAGAGATGCTATAGAAGAATGTTGGTCGCACGGTAGAGGAAAAAATAAAAAATTGCTTGGTTACGTGAATATAAGAAAAATAAAACCAAATGGAGATTTTGGGCTTGAAAGGTTATCTGGATATTTTTCAAAAGGGAAGCGCTGGAAGAAAGGCAAAAAAGTATGGAATTGTAGCCGCAATCTATCTCGACCACAGAAGTTACATCCCAACGACTCGAAATATTCAAGTCGATCAATCGAAAAATTATTTTTATCCAATGACAAAGGATATGAAGTGCTTCAGAAGAAATACCCTAATTTTTACATCACATCAATTGAATTTGTCAACAACGAACGAAAAGGGATGCATATGTATCTCAAAATGTGGAAAAAGGAGCGTGCAGGATGAAAGCAAGATATTTAGTTGTTTGTTTGGGGTTGCTAGACCTTACGCATGAAATATATTTAACAGTTAAAAAATTATCAAAGAAATATGATATATCAGAAATAAAAGTACAAGGACAGTACATTTCAGTCAGTTCATACATGTATGAATTTAAAACAGCAGACCAACTTCGATCCCAACAAAATTATGAACGATATATTCATGTTCGTTGTACAGAAAAATTTAAAGAGTTTGCAAACTATGAAACAAAAAATCATTACGAAGAAGCAATCAAAGCAGCTAAAAAGAGCAGAGGAGGAAAAACGCTAGATGAATTATGATAGAAGTTTTAAAAGCAAAATGAATAACGATCAAGGACAATTGTTTGAAAAAATGATTTTGCTAGGGTGCGATCACTACAGAAAGAAGGGGCTAGCTGTTGTTGAGAAAACGCCTGAGCCGTTCTCTGTTAAGAAAAAAATGGCAAATGGTGCATTTGTAGGGCAATTCCATAAAAATAAAAAGGCCCAACCTGACTTTCAAGGAACGCTTGCAGGCGGTCGATCGATTATATTTGAAGCTAAAACGACACAGGAAGATAGAATCAAGCAATCGGTAGTTAGCGCTGCGCAGTCCGATTATTTGCGGATGCATACGGAACTTGGAGCTTGTGCAGGGGTATGCGTGCAAGTTAGAAAAACCTATGCGTTTGTTCCTTTCTCGATTTGGGATGATATGAAAATTCTTTACGGTCGTAAATATATGACTGAAGAAGAGTTAAAAGAATACGAAATTACTACTTTTGGTTTCATCGGATTTCTTGACTACGTAGGTGAAGTTTAAACATGCTTACTGAAGAATCGATAAAAATTATGTTAGATGGTTTTTTCAGAAAATATGAAATTATTTTTGAGTATGCCATCCCGATAAATGAAGGCGGAAAACGAGTAATGCTAATCTCTGGGATCGGAGCAAAGGGACGTTTTGAAATGAAAATGGGAGAAGACTGTGTTCTCTGGTGTAAGACGTTAAAAGGGGAATGGAGATCAATAGACGAATATAGGTTTGTTGGAAATGAAGAAAGCGAGGAAGAGCAATGACGGTTGCAATCAGAAAAAAAAGAGCAATGGATATTGACGAATACAGTGGTCAAAAAATTCACCATTTAACTTGTCTAGGAGAAGATAAAGAGAAAAGAATGCATTGGATTGTTAGATGCGATTGTGGTGTTGTTAGGTCCATTCCACGTAGTAAATTTGGTGTAATCAAAACATGTGGCTGCCAGAAATTTGGCGGTGAGAAAAAGAAAGAGTTTATCTATCATGGAGGGTTAAATGAACTCAAACCCAAAAAGGCGGCGTTAAGTAAAGAGTTATTTTATAAATTTAATGTTTCAGGATGTGAGATGCCTGTAGAAGGTATTTTGATTCAAGAATACACAAACTCTGCGACGATGTATGTCACCGAGACATTCACGAAGGCTGATAGAGTTTTTGTCCGCCAACAAGGAAGAAGATTCGTGGTTAGAAAAAAAGATTTGTTTGTTAAATAAATTTGAGGAGGATAAATAGATGGATGAATTAGTAAAAAATGTAGAGGCGTGGGCAAGAGAAAAAAACTTAGATATTGCAGAATCTAGTAAGCAGTTTTTGAAAGTGTCGGAAGAAGTAGGCGAAGTAGCCGCTGCTTTAGCAAGAGATAATAAAGATGATCTGCGAGATGGCATTGGCGATGTAATGGTTACTTTAATTATTCTTGCCATGCAAAATGATATGGATTTATATGAATGTTTAAATCAAGCTTACAACGAAATTAAGGATCGCAAAGGCAAAAATGTTAATGGTGTATTTGTTAAGGAAAGTGATTTAAATAGTTAATGTTAGGTAACTTTATTTTAAAGAAATAAATTTTAAGGAAGGAGTGGAGTTTGTGGCCACAGTAAAGAATTCTTTACTCCTTTGAAATTATGCAGAGAGAAACGAAAATACAATTATTTAACGATCATTTTCAAAATTATAAACGGTATGGCATACCGAAAGCGCAATTAGTTATTGCAGACATTCCTTATAACTTAGGTAAAAATGCATACGCATCAAGTTCTGCATGGTATGAAGGCGGAAAAATTGAAAATGGAGAATCGAATAAAGCGAATAAAAGCTTTTTTGACACCGATGAGAATTTTAGAATATCAGAATTTATGCATTTTTGCTCAAAAATGTTAAAGAAAGAACCGAAAGAAGTTGGAAAAGCGCCAGCTATGATAGTATTTTGCGCCTTTCAACAGCTTCAAATGGTGATTGACTATGGTAAAAAGTACGGCTTTAACAATCATATTCCACTAGTTTTTATTAAGAAATCCAGTCCTCAAGTATTAAAAGCAAATATGAAAGTTGTAGGAGCTACAGAATATGCGCTCGTTCTTTATAGAGAAAAACTTCCGAAATTTAATAACGACGGCCGTATGGTTCTAAATTGGTTTGAATGGGAAACGGATAACAGCTATCCAAAAATACATCCGACACAAAAACCGATACCCGTTATTAAACGGTTGATTGAAATTTTCACAGATTATGGGGATGTTGTAATAGATCCATGCGCTGGTAGTGGCTCTACGCTTAGAGCTGCGGCAGAACTCAATAGAAATGCTTATGGATTTGAAATAAAGAAAGAGATGTACGAAGTTGCACAGGAAAAAATGTTGTCAAATATCCCAATGGGGCTATTTATATGAACTGAAGAACAGCTGTCATTATTTTAGAAAGCGAGTGAAGAAGATGATTCCAAAGTTTAGAGCGTGGGACGATATTAACGAAAAAATGATTTATGACTTTTACAGAGAAAAAATCGAAAAAGTTGACGGTTGGTATAAAGGTGAATTAGTCGTTAGAAATAAAAATGAAATTCACTGTGATTTATTGTATTCGTCAAAGGAGGAATATCTTTTCAGACATGTTAAAGAGTTGCCACTGATGCAATCTACTAGCTTGAAAGACAAGAACGGCGTTGAAATTTTTGAGGGTGATATTGTTCAGTATCGAGATGGAGAATATAGCTACCTAGGTATCGTTAAAAGAGACTGTTATCAATTTTTTATCGATGGAATAGAACCAGATGACAACTATGATTTTATTGATGTTTCTAATACTTTTGATGGAACTAGTTCTTTAGAAATACTCGGAAATATTCACGAGAACCCAGAGCTATTGGAGGTCGCAGAATGAGCTTTAAAGAAGCTTTCAAAGATGAATATATTGAAATTGACATAAGTAATAACGAAGAAGCAAAAGCTTTCTTTGAAGAAAATGTATATAAAAGGGAAAGAGAAATATTAAAGAAGTCAGAGGGCTTGTTTAAATGTATTGAGGAGGAAGCGGAATGAGTTATGAAAATTACAAAAATTGTGTTGAAGAGGTAAAAGACAAGAACGGTAAAGTAATTAAATATCATGACGTTGTTCGAACGTTACGAGGTGAAATTTTATTAGTCGGTTTTGGAGTAAATCACCATCATAAAACAAAAGGTTTGAATGCCTTTAATAATTTTATTGGTGCTCATGATTGGTTAGATGTTTACCCAGATGGAGAATTAGAAATCCTAGGAAATGTTGACTTTTTTGGGAGGAACAGCGATGAATAAACAAGAATTGATTGAGAAGTGGGAAAGTAAGGAAGGCGCACCCTCATATGAAATAAGCGCCTTTCCAGTTAACCCCTCTTTAAATGAAATGTATATTGCAGGTTATGGCGTTGCACGAAAAGAAATCCTAGACGATCTAAAACAACTAGACAAACCGAAAAAAGTTGTATTACCTAAAACTGCTGATGACTTTATCAAAGAAGGCGAAGGCCTAGGTTCTGATAAAGTTGATATTATTGATTCAGCAATTTCTTTCGCAAGAGCAATGCCAAATGATAAATTTTCTTTGTGGTTTAAGTCGAATAGAAATTTATTTGTTGATGCATTAGCTAACGGCTACGAAGTCGAGAAAGAGCAATTGTATTATGTGAAGCTGCCAGTTGTTTATTTTAATCATCTGGATTTAGAAGTTTATTTGATGAAGGACGATTGCGGAGAAATAACAATTGCAGACAACAATGAATTCGATGACATGAAATTTACTGAACAAGAAATCAAAGTAATTGATGAGCGCTATTGGCCGTTTGCTGTGAAGGTGGATGGTGAATAAATGAAACGCAACTGGAAAAGAGTAATAAATAAAGTTAGTGGCATTGCAATAATGATTCTTGTAGCAAAAGCAACCGTGAGCCATTTCGTGTATAGCAATGACATAACAAGCAGTGACCTCGTTTATTTCCTTTCATGCTCGTTTATTTTGGGATTAGGGCTATATTTAGGAGGTTCCAGCGTATGAGTTATCCAGAAGTTTATATCATAGGAAGGCAAGTCGATGGCGTTTATGTTGAATACTTACATGGAGCAGAGCAAGCCGATTTATTTTTCGATTATACGATAGCTCGTGATGAAAGAAATCATATGAATAAAACCAATATGAAAGATGGCGAATGGAAAATTTTGAAATATGGTAGACCAATAACAGTATTAGGAGATGATGATTAGTTGCGGACATCAACATTTAACTATATCAAAGATATTTTAGGGGACTATTATAAAACCGATGACTATATTCGACAACGAGAGTTGGAACTACGACATCCGTATAAAGAAACGGATGTCAATGGCGATATTCAAGGTAAAGGGACTAATTCGGCTACAACTGAACGGTTAGCTATTACTATAGCTACAGATCGTCGATTGTGGAATTTGGAAAGGAACCGCAATATTATCCAAAGTTGCCTAGCAGAATCGGATGAACAGACGCAGGTAATCATTGAAGAGCTTTACTTAAAAAACAGACCAACACTCACTTTATTAGGGGTAGCTCAACAGTTGTTTATCAGTAAAAACACAGCCTATCGATTAAGAAATGCTTTTTTTGAAAGAGTCGCAGAAGAATTAGGATTGTAATGGGAATTTGTTGGGAATTTTAACTGTAGTCAATATGGTAAATTAGTAGTGTGAGAAGTGTAAGGAAATCAAAAATAAATATTATCTCGTTGCTAACACTGATCACACTATCACTCGCAAACTGATACGTTCTCTTAGAGGGGAGGTGAAGAGCCTTCTCTTTTTTTCTACATGTTTGCGAGTGTCGTTTTAATGGAATATAGCTCAGCAGGATAGAGCATCCGCTTTCTAAGCGTACGGTCATGAGTTCGAGTCTCATTATTCCAGTAAGTAGCATAGCTACTTAAATAAAAAATAATCGTCAATAAACAATGTAACTACCTTTACGATCAAATGACGGTTAAGGATTTCCCTCCTATTATAGACTGCACGGTGAAAGTGCAGTCTTCTTTTATTTAGTACATAAACTTATAAAGAGGTGACAGCAATGATTGCAAAAAAACGTCTAGTGTTAGATGGCGTTGTATATTGTCTGCCTGGAATGCAGTGTGAATTGATAAAACAATCGAAGAAGTATCACACTTTCAGAAGGATTGAGAAAAATAAATCAATCGAATTTAAAGTGGAAAAAGATTTAGTATCTGCTTTTTTTAAAGAGGGGTGTAGCTATGAGTAAAAAAGAACAGATTAAAAAGCAGCAAGCACAGTTCTTAGAGATCATGAAAAAAGTTCGTGAAGAGAAAGATATAGATGCGCTTGCAGAATTGTTTATTGAAATCATTTCGGTATATGGGCTGAAGATGGATGAGACATCAGCATTACTTTATTACGTTCAGAAAGAAACACTTGAAGCAGATCACAATGCACAGTTCTTAAAAGAACGGTTGAAACTTGATGTTAAGTCGCTAGGTATTGAAGGTGTGCTGCAAGTACAACGTGCGTTGGTTAACACTTACCTTTCTAATATTTCCAACAATGATTGATGTATCATCCAAACAAGCACGAGCAAAGTTCTATGGCTCATCAGAGTGGAGAAGATTAAGGCAGCAGTGTTTAGAGCGTGATCATTACGAATGCCAGTGGTGCAAACAAGAAGGTAAGTTAACAACCCAGTATGATTCTATTCTTGAAGTGGATCACATTAAAGAGTTAGAACATTACCCACAGTATGCCTTGAATATAGACAACCTAAGAACATTGTGCAAGGACTGTCATAATAAACGGCACGGTAGATTTAACTATAGAGAATCGAAAAGAAAAAAGAAATGGGATGATGAATGGTGGTAAAGAAATGTTTGAAAGATTATGTGGAAGATGGAAGATACACGATTGTTGTTGCTCCTAGTATGAAGTCATTAATGATTAAAATAAAGGAACTATATCCTACGGCAGTAGTAACGACTTCTGATGCTGATGGGATCGGAGGTAAGAAACTCCTGGTTGATAAATGGGCGGCTGATGGGCTAGGTCTCAAAGCAGCATTACCAAAGTACAGAACCCAAGATGTTGTATACGAAAACTTCACAAAGCAATTTGTTGAAGGCGGTAATGTAACTGTTAACTTTTCTTCGAAGTTACATGAGGGATGGGAGAAGGCATTTAATCAAATTAAACAAACTACTAGTGAAAGTTTAAGGAGTTCTTTTATTGGATATGTAGCAGGTATTCATGCTCATCCTTACAAAGAACAAGGTGATGAAGACTACATGGATTATGGCAAGCAGTCTTTCGAAGGTAATGTTTGGAAACAAAAGCGACAGGATATCTTGGATTCGAATAAACCATTAACCAAAGAAGATGTAAGCTTCTATTTAAACGGGAAAGTTCCTAAACTTTACATCAAAGGCCAAGAGGTTGGGGTTGCATCTATGACTGCACATTATGTTACTGATAGTGATATGCCAGGAACAAATGTAATCACATTTGTTTATATGACAAAAGATGATCCTAGAAACAAAGTCTTGTCGATCGATCTTAATAACGGAAGGGTGTTTAATCAATGAGTAATGATGAAAGAACATTTATAAAAGAAGGATCAGCAATTCGAAATATAAATGAATCCAGCCACGATGCCAGCGCTTGGATTCAAGATACAATTGATAAGTTGAATTCATTTAAGCAACGAGTTGATGATGGTCATGTGATCATAATGGGTGGGGACTACAATGAAACTCATCCAGCACCAGACAGAGAACAGGTAACGTACGATTACATCTCATTGTCGATCGACTTCGTGGAAATCAAATCCCAAAACATGACCGAATAACAAATGAAAGTGGGGACTAACATACCCCCGGTCAAATTATTTTGGGGTCAAATCCCAATCTAGGGAACCGGTGGATGGGGTCGACTAGAAAGAAAAATACAATTTTTTCACACGTGACCCCCCTCCCCCTATATAAGAAAAGAAAGAGGTGAGTTAATGAGTAGGTTAGAAGAGCGTGAGAAGCTTGTTAAGAAAGAAAAAAATCGTTTGAAAAAATTATTTAAAACCATACCGAAAGAGAAACTAAAGGCTGTTGATGGACTTTTAATGCAAGCAGCAAGATTAAGAATTTTGTTGGATGAAATGTGGATAGATATTTCTGAAAATGGCGATGTAGAAATGTTTAGTCAATCTGATAAGCAAGAACCTTATGAGCGTGAACGCCCTATAGCCAAGCTTTTTAACTCACGTGATATGAGTTACCAACGAATTATCAAACAACTAACTGACTTAATCCCTGTCGAAAGAGAGAATGATGACAGCGAAAATGATAGTAGCGATTTATTATGATACAAGCAAAATACTTTGAAGAATACAAACGGCTTATTTATTCAGGAAAACACATTGCGTGTAAAGAGCAATTTTTATTAATTAAATATTTGGAAACAAAAATATTGAGCAGAGATGATCTTTATATAGACGAAAAAATGCTCGAAAATTATATTAAATTTTCCGAAAAATACTTCTTTCCATTATCAATTTATCAAAAATTCATAGCTACTTTTGTTTTCATGTACTGGAAAAATAAAGATCGAGTGGTTTTTCGTGAATTTTTAGTAACGCTTGGCCGTGGTGGTGGGAAGAATGGTTTTCTTTCAACGCTAGGCGCTTTTTTTATTTCAGAGTTGCACGGAATCAGAGGATACAATTCAACAATTACAGCAAACTCAGAAGATCAGGCAAAAATGTCTTTTGATGAAGTCTATAATGTAATTCTTTCCAGAAATTTAAAAAAACATTTTAATGCTAAGAAGTCAGTAATTACAGGTAAAGCTATGGCGGCGGAATTCAAATTCAGAACTAATAATCCAAAAACGATGGACAGTGCAAGAGATGGCTGTCTATTTTTTGATGAAATACACGGGTTTATAAATAATAGTCCTGTTAAAGTTCAGCGTTCTGGATTAGGAAAAGTTAAGCACGCAAGGACTTGGTATTTTGGTACTAATGGTTATGTCCGTGAAGGTTTCTACGATAAACAAATTGAGCGTTCTATGAAGATACTCACTGGTAAGACTGATCGAATTGGGTATTTTCCGTTTATTTGTAAACTCGATAGCATTGATGAATTGAACGACATGAACATGTGGGCAAAAGCCAATCCAATGTTCAATGAAAAAACAGAATATGCAGAACAAATTTTTGAAGAGGTTAAAGAAGATTATCTTGATTTAGAGGAGGAACCTAGCGGTCGTCAGGAATTTGTTATAAAACGTATGAACTTTACAGAAGGCAATGATGAGCGAGATGTAACCACTCCTGAAAAATTACTTGCAACAAACCAAGAAATACCAGAATTAAAAGGAATGTCTTGTGTTGCTGGTTTTGACTACGCAAGTATTAGTGACTTTGCTAGTATAGGTTTGTTATTTAAAAAAGAAGATAAATATATATGGTTAAGTCATAGTTTTGTCCGAAAAGGTTTCTTAGAAAAGGTTAAGGTCAAAGCCCCAATTGAAGAGTGGGAGGAACAAGGATTTATAACAATTGTTGATGGCCCCTCAATTGATCCACAGCATTTAATAAACTGGCTTAATAATAAACGTTCAACGTATAACATTGAGTTAGTCTGTGCAGATGGTTTTCGTATGGATTTATTAAAGCCTTTGCTAGATAAAGAAGGGTACGAGAATGAATTTTTAAGGAATCCTAGAGGTGTGCAAGCAAAAGTAGCACCAATAATCGAAGATGGATTTGCAAATGAGCGATTCATATTCGGTGATGATCCACCAATGCGATGGTTTACTAATAATACGTATGTTAAAGAAGATAACCAAGGAAATCGAACATTTTTGAAAAAAGAACCAATCAGAAGAAAAACAGATGGCTTTCATGCTTTTTTGGCGGCACTTTATAAAAGAGAAGCGATTAGTGAATATGTCGATTATTCAGAAGCATTTGATATTTTAAATGAATTAGACTTTTAAGGAGTGATAGTCATGTATAAACCGCAATACCTAAATATTGTTAGGACAACGAAATCAGCTTATGGAAACAATATTGCTTATTTCAGAAAGACATTAGTTACTCATAACGGCTATAAATGGAATGCGCCAGCAAAAAAAGAAAATAAATCGGGTCGACATTTTTTAGGAAAAATAAAATAAATAGTACTAGATGTCGACGGAAAGGGGGTGAATAAGTGAGTTTATTTGACTTGTTAAAAGGTACGTCAGCTAAAAACAAAGCTATTCAAGAAATGTTGGATTTTGAGTTTATAAACGACGTATCTACTAGAGCATACTTAAAGCGCTGGGCTTTAGATTCTGTTTTAAATTTTGTCGCTAGGACCATGTCAACAATGCAGGTACAAATAAGAGGTGCCACGAAAGAAGAATGGGACTATCTACTAAACGTGCGCCCCAACAAAGACATGTCAGCGAATGATTTTTGGCAAAAGTTCTTTTATACACTTTTAAAAAATAACGAAGTGCTAGTAGTAGTTTCCGATGATAATCAGTTATTAATTGCAGATGACTTTTATAGGAATGAATATGCACTATACGAAGATACGTTTTCAGAAGTAACTATAAAAAACTACGCCTATCAGAGAAATTTTAAAATGTCGGAGGTTATTTACCTTCAATATAACAATGAAAAATTAGATAAGTTCACCGATGGTCTTTTTAATGATTATGGTGAACTTTTTGGTCGTATCTTAGAAGTGTCTATGCGGAATAATCAAATTCGAGCGGGTGTTTCTATTGATCAAACAGGTAGTTATGGAGATAAAAAGGACGGAAACGGAAGAACCGATCAAGAAAAAATACAGGCATTCGTTAATAAGATATACAAATCTTTTAGAAATAACTCGGTAGCAATAGTTCCACAACTGAAAGGTTTTAAATACGAAGAGTACACAAATAAAACGGGCTCGTCTAATCAATCTTTGGAAGAATTGGACCAAATGAAAAAGTCATTAATCAATGATGTTTGTCGTGCCATTGGTGTTCCTTCTGCATTAGTACATGGAGAAATGGCCGATCTAGAATTTAATCTAAAAGCCTATCAAAAACTTTGTATTACTCAATTGAAGGACAAACTACAATCAGAACTTAATAATAAAGTTTTGGAAAAATATGAGTACCAACAAGGTGTACGAGTGATAATCATGAATGTTCTTAAACGTGATCCGTATGAACAAGCTGTACAAATTGATAAATTAATTGCTTCTGGAGTATTCACGCCTAACCAAGTGTTAATTGATTTTGAGTATGAAGAATCAGAGGAAGCATTTATGAATGAGCATCATATTACTAAAAACTATGAAAAATTGAAAGGGGGTGAAGATAAAGATGACAGTGAAAATCAAAGTTAACGGACCAATCATTTCTAATGACGATAAATGGTTCTATGAATTGTTTGACATGGAATCAACATCCCCGAACGATGTTTTAGATTTGTTACCTGCAAACAATGAAGATGTTGAAGTGACTATCAACTCTAATGGTGGGCTAGTGGACATGGGGAATGAAATTTATACAGCTTTGCGTTCCTATGAGGGGCATGTGAAAGTGAACATTGTGATGGCTGGAAGTGCTGCAAGTATAATTGCCATGGCTGGTAACACAGTTGCCATTAGCCCAGTTGGTCAAATTATGATTCATAATGTCGCAATGGGAGCTGGCGGCGATTATCACACAATGGACAAAGCAAGCGAGATTTTACAGAAAGCTAATAAATCTTTAGCTAATGCGTATGTTTCAAAAACGGGTAAGGCCAAAGAAGAAATTTTAGCGTTGATGGATAAACAAACATGGTTAACCGCAGAAGAGGCTGTTGAAAGTGGTTTTGCGGATGAAATCATGTTCGAAAATACCGAACGCCCATTATTAGTTGCTGATGGTGGAAGTGGTCTTATTTCAAAAGACATTATCAATGAAGTGAAAAAACTAAAAAATCAGCAGAACGAACCAGTAGTAATGGTCAATAAAAAAGAATTAAAAGAAATGATTGCTGAAGCAATCGTAGAAGTGAAGCAAAACGAAATTACAATTGAACAAACTATCGAACCCAAAGAACCCACGAACGAATCGCCGTTTGCTAGGTTCTTATTTTAATACACATTTTTAGGAGGAATTTAAATATGACAATCAATTTAAAAGGAATGGTCAATTATCAAGAAAAGCGTAAAGCTTTTATTGAATCTGTAAAAAATGGCGATCCACAGGAAAAACAAAATGAATTATATGAAGCATCTATGAATGCTTTAGCAGAAGACATGGTAGCCGAAGCAAAAAAAGAAGCTCGTATGGAAGCAGAAGAATTTATCAATGCTTCAAAAATGGATAAAGACATTACGCCCAAAGAAGTTAAATTCTTTAACGCGGTCACTGAAACAGGCTGGAAAGATGAAGAACTACTTCCTGAAACAACAGTGGATGAAATTTTTAATGATTTAACAAGAGAACGTCCATTATTAAAAGAATTAGGCTTAAAGTACACAGGTTTACGCTTGAAAATCTTGAAATCTGATCCAAAAGGTGCCATTGTTTGGGGTAAAATTTATGGCGAAATTAAAGGTCAGTTAGATGCAACCTTCAGCGAAGACGATGCAAAACAAAGCAAAGCAACAGCATTTGTTGTATTACCAAACGATCTATTAGAATATGGTCCTGTTTGGATTAAACGTTATGTAACTACTCAAATTAAAGAGGCATTTGCCGTTGGCTTCGAAGATGCTTTCCTAAATGGCGATGGAAACGATAAGCCTATTGGTTTAACTCGTGACTTAGCAAAGGGAGCTACTTCAAACGGTGTGACTACTTATCCAGAGAAAGAAGCAGCAGGAACTTTAACTTTTGCCGATGAAAAAACAGCGATTAAAGAATTAAAAGAAATGCGTAAATACCATTCTGTTAAAGAAAATGGCAAACGTATTTCTGTCGCTGGTAAAGTAGTTATTGTTGCGAGCCCAGATGAAGCTTTGGATATTGAAACAGAGTTTACTTCTCGTAATGCAATGGGAGACTGGGTTACGAAATTACCGTTTGGATTGCGGATTGTGGAATCTGATTTCCAAAAATCTGGAAAAGTTACCACTTTTGTTAGTGGTCGTTACGATGCATTTGCTGCAGGAGCATTAGTGATCAAAGAATACGATCAAACATTAGCTTTAGAAGATTGTCGTTTATTCACTGCAAAACAATTTGCGTTTGGTAAAGCACAAGACAACAAAGTTGCAGCTGTATGGACATTATCAATTAATGGAGACCCAGAGACGGGGAAGTAGCAATCCCCGTGATTGAAAAAGTCACGCCAACAACAGACGGGGCTGTTGTAAATCTGAAATAACAGGGGAGGGATTCAATGACTAATGAACAAGCATTAGAGTTAGCCAATCTGAACCTAGAAAAATTTAAGAAGCGGATGAAAATTTTTGGAACGTCGGAAGATGAATCGTTAACGGAAATTTTAGCCGCTTCTTTTTTGCGCCTTGATTCTTTGATCAATCCAGTTAAACCAGAAAGTGATTTAACCTTCATAGAACTTGTATTTGAGCGCAGCCGATATGCCTATAACGATTCATTAGAGTTTTTCGAAACAAATTTTCAGCCAGATATATTAGCGCAGTCTTTAAAATATGCGGAGGTGTTCAACGATGATACACCCTAATTATAAAAAGCCTAAAATTAATAGTGGTAGTTTGAAAACACGTGTAGAATTTTGGGGATTTGTTCCAAATGATGGACCAGAGCCAGGAGAAGAAAAAAACGAAAAGCTATATGAATGCTTTTCTTTAGCTTACAATCCATCAATGAAAGACATGGAAATATTGAACGCAAAAGGAACTAAAGAGGGGCTGACAATTAAAATCCGGGATCCACACCAAGACTATATCCCTAGCAACAAACATAAAGTTGTTATTGACGACTATAGAGCTTTACCAGTGGGCAAAGAATGGGAAATCGTAGATGTTTCACCAGATTTTGAAGATAACCGTTTTATCAAGATTGTTCTAGGGATAACGTCATGAGCGAAGTGACAGGGTTAGAAGAAATTCTCAAAAATATGGAAGATAAACTAGGTCAAGCACGAGTAAATAGAATTTCAAACAAAGCTTTAAAAAAACAAGGCGAAAGAAACAAGCAGACTGTTAAAAAATACATGGCTAGTTATATAGATTCAGGAAAAACGCATGACTTAGTTATAAGTAGTGGTGTGAAAAGTAATCCAAAACGAGTTGAGACTGGCTGGGCTTCAAAGGAACGTGCGCCTATCGTCCATTTAAATGAGTTCGGCTATACGCGCTATGGTACTTATGTACGACCTCGTGGAATGGGAAAACTACAGGCTGCAGCTGATGAAATTCAAGCGAAAGCATTTGGAGAGATGAAGTCGGATATGGAGGAATTAGCTAAATGAAAGATATGATGATGGAAGTTTACAATGCCTTGATTGAAAATGAAACAATTAATGAGCTTGTGACACCTCAAAGAATTAAATTTTATGAAGTACCAGAAACTTTGGATACTACCAAGCCTTTCATTGTCATTGATAACTTTCTTGGTCCACAAACTAACGCTTATTTTGCCAACAATAAAGCTTTATCAATTCGGTTTAATTATCAAATTAACGTTGAGAGCATGGATAGAATGACAACCAAACAAATTTCTAAAGCAGTTGAAGAAACAATGAAACAAATTGGATTTGGCCGTCTTGATGGTGGCTTAGATCAATACTTTAACGAAACAAAACGTTTTGTAGATGCAAGGCGTTACAGAAAAAATACACAAATTCACGACACCGACTACTAAGTTGGTGTCTATTTTTTAGGAGGAAAAAATATATGCAAACTTATGGATTTAGCAGAATCACTATTCAACAATTGGACAATGAATTAAAGCCAGTCGCTGGTAAGAAACATGTCATTGATGGCAAGCCAAAAGAAGGGGCCGCAGCAAGCTTTGAAATTACAGGACTAACCAAAGAACCGTCAAAAGTTTTCGGATCAAATATTGCATACTACGTGGCACGTAAAGGGCACGGAGATATTGCAGCAAACTTAGGTATCTTAGATGTACCATCAGCCATTGAACATGAAATGTTAGGGCATAAAAAAGCTAGCGAGGAAAGTAAAGTTTATCATATTGGCGAGGATACAGAGCCACCTTACTACGCAGTATTAATCGAATCAGAAGATTTGTATGGCGAAAAACTTGGCTTCGGTATGTATGCAGGCACATTCTCATTAGATGGTGTCAAAGGCGAAACATTAAATGATGACGACTTTACGCCAGAGCCTGGCGAATATGTTTATTCTGCTGTTTCTCGTCAAATTAACGGTAAAAAAGTTACTGTCGGTTTTGCAGATAATTCAGAAGCTCTAGCAGAATTGACAACAGAATTATTTGGTGAAGAAACACCAGCGCCGGAAAAGTAGCAAGCCCCACAGTGGGAGCTGTTACTCCCACCACAGATGGGGCCAATATTGAATTAAGTTAGGAGGACAAGAAATGTCGTTTATTCCACCAGAAAAATTTAGACTTTATAAAAAAGGTGAAACTAATCCTGTTGCAGAAGGTGTTTCGCCTCTAGCTATTACAGGAATTGCCGCAAATGCGGATGTTTTAGCAGGTGACTTTACTGTCACAGGTGTTGCCACCGTTGACGGTGAAGAAAAAGAATCTGATCATGTTGATGTACCAGCGTTTAAAACACTACCTATCGCAGTTACTGGAATTACCTTGGATAAGACTGAATTAGCTTTAAAAGTTGGTGAAACAGCAACGTTAACACCTACAATCATGCCAGAAAACGCAACAAACAAAGCGTATAGATTCAGTTCTGAAGATGCAGCGATTGGAACGGTAACGCCAGTGCAAGGAAAAGTAACAGGCGTTTCGGAAGGTATTACAAAACTTGTTGGCACAACTGAAGACGGTAATTTTACAGCAGAATGTACTTTGACTGTATCAGCAGCAGAATAAAAATTTATTGATTAAGGACGGCTTTAGTTAGTCGTCCTTTTTTTGGAGGTTAAAAAATGGAACGTAAAATTGAACTAACTTTACGCATTGATGGCGAAGAAAAAACTTTTACACAGGACTTTGTGCCGTTTTCTAAGCGTACAGACTATATAAAAAAAGAAAATTCACTTAGAGAAGAAAAAACAAGCGAAGGATTAGAACCAACAGCTGACGAGTATTTAGAAATGCAAATTCAATTCGTCGCCGATTTATTCGATGAAAAGGAACTTACTAAAGAAGCAATTCTTAACGGTATGGATGCTTTAGACATTGATAAAATATGGGAAATTATCAGCTATCGAGTTCTTGGTCTATCTAAGACAGATGTGGAAGAGTCAAAAAAGGAAAAGGCGGAGGAAATCTAAGTTGGTCTGAATTTTATGACCTGCAGGTTGGTTTTGTCCGTGATTCAGTTACAGAACTTGGGTGGACGATTCGTGATTTCATGAATACTGATTGCTTGGATATTGATGAAATTTTATTGAAGGCACCAAAGAACAAGAAAAATAAAAAGAAAAAACAAGAGGTGCGACCATTAAGTGAATTAGTCAAGCGTGGTGGTGCATAAAGGGAAGGAGGTAACTAAATGAGTGGTGGAACACCGTTAGGGAACATGGTCATAAAGCTAGGCTTGGATAGTTCTGATTTCGGTCGTGGTGCAGCAAATGCTAAAAAAGAAGTTCGCTATTTAGCGAAAGAAATGCAAGCCAATGCAAAAATTGCTGATATGGCTGGAAACCAGATGGGCAAATTAGGCACTCGTTTTGATGGCTTAACTAAAATCATTGGAGCGCAGGAGAAACAACTTGCTGCGCTGAAAAAGGCTTATGACGAATCTTTTGTAGATGGAAAAGCGACAGAATCAACTAAAAGGTTAGCAACTCAATTGCAAGATGCCAATGGAAAACTAGCAAATTATCGATCTCAATTAATTCAAACAGCTGGTCAGATGGCAGAAATGCAAGTCAAAACCACTGGTGCCACTGGCGCTATTTATAATGCCAGCGAAAAAATGATTTCTAGTGGGCAAAAAATGGAAAAAGTGGGCGGAGCTTTAACAAAAGGTATAACTTTGCCAATTCTTGCTGGGGCTGCAGCAGTAACAACGGCCGCTGTGAAATGGGAATCTGATTTTGCAGGTGTGAAAAAGACCAATGATGAAGTTGTGGATTCGACAGGTAAGGTTGTTTACTCATACAAAGATTTAGAAAATGGTCTTCGTGGACTAGCCAAAGAATTACCTTCAAGTCACACGGAAATTGCAAACGTTGCAGAAGCAGCAGGGCAGTTAGGGATCAAAACTAAAAATGTAGTTGGCTTCACCAAGACAATGATTGATTTAGGCGAGTCAACGAACATGAGTGCAGAAGAAGCAGCAACTGCTTTAGCTCGATTAGCCAACATTACAGGAATGCCACAAACGGAATTTGACAAGTTAGGTTCTGTGATTGTTGATTTAGGGAATAACTTTGCGACAACCGAGTCAGAAATAACCGCAATGGGATTACGTCTTGCTGGTGCTGGTCACCAAGTGGGAATGAGTGAAGCTCAAATCATGGGATTTGCGGCTGCATTGAGTTCGGTTGGTATTGAAGCAGAAGCAGGCGGTTCTGCATTTTCTAAAGTGATGGTTGAAATGCAATTGGCTGTAGAAAATGGAGCCAATGCATTTGCAGGGTTAGAGAGTTTAAGCCAACAAACTGGTGTATCTATGGAACAGGTTTCTAGCGCTGTTAGAAATGGCGGTAAAGAGTTAAAAAACACTGCTGGTGCAATGGGGTTAACTAGCAAAGAATTAAAAACAATGCATAAAGAAGCCACCGATGCATCAGGAAAATTAAATGATTTTGCAGAAGTAGCTGGAATGTCTGCAGAACAATTTTCTAAAGCTTTCAAAGAGGATGCTTCAGGTGCTATTATCAAATTTATTGAAGGGCTAGGAAAAACGAAGGAACACGGACAATCTGCAATTGCTGTTTTAGATGATATGGGGATTACCGAAGTTCGTCTTCGTGACAGTTTGCTACGTGCAGCTGGTGCCAGTGATGTATTTAAAAGTGCTGTAGATCGTGGAACTAAAGCATGGGGAGAAAACACTGCTTTAACAGAGGAAGCTAACAAGCGATATGAAACTACTGAATCTCAATTAAAGATGCTTAAAAATGAAGCAGTTGACGTAGGTATCACGTTTGGTGGTCCTTTAGTAAAAGCATTGAGAGATGCGCTTCAAGCAACTAAACCAATGATTAAAATGGTTACGAATTTGGCGGAATCTTTCTCAAATGCTGATCCTAAAACGCAACAAACAATCGTGAAATTGTTAGCTTTTGCAGCAGTAACGGGTCCAGTTACTAGCAAAGTAGGAACGTTAACAAAAACTATGGGCCATTTAGGTAAAGGATTCATTGATACAATGGCTGCTATGTCTAAAAAAAGAGCGATTGAAGATGTTACAAAAGCTTTTGCAGAAGGTAGTTCTGTTTCTGTTGGATTCGGAAAAGACATTGCTTCTTCTGGTTCGGCATTAGGAGGATTGACTGCTAAAATCGGAGGAACCACAACACAAATTGGTTCATTGACTAAAGGGTTTAGTTTATTGAATCCTTGGGTGTTAGGTGCAACTGCAGCGATTGGTGCAGGTGTAGCAGTGTGGAAACTTTGGGGAGAAGAAGCCTGGAATAGTTCCCAACGTGTTAAGCAATGGGGAACTGATGTCGGACGAGAAGTTGACAAAACTTTAGACAGTGTGCAAGACAAAACCAAAGTCGCAAATGGTCAGTTTGGCTTATTAAAAGATGGATTTAATCAGTCAGATGCTTCTAAAATGGCAGAAAATTTTGAAGCGGCGGGTCAGTCTCTTGAAAAGTCTTTAAATAAAAAAGTAGATGGATTGAATCAATTATTAAAGCAGTTACCAGGAACCGCTACAGACTCAATGAAAGAAATCATTGAGAATGAGAAAAAAATAAACCAGTCTGCTGTGGAAGAAATCCAATCGAATAATAAACAAATTCAAGAGATTAGACAAAGGGCGGCAAATGAAAATCGTCAGTTGAGTGTTTCTGAAGCACAAATGATTAATGACTTATCAAAGAATACTGCGGAAGCTTATGTAAATACGCTAGATGTTTCAGCGGAACAAAGACGATCCATATTGAAAGCTATGACTGGAGATGTAGCGAATGCTACAGAAGAAGAAGCGGAAAAATGGATACAGTCACTGGGAGAACAAAGAAACGCATCGCAGACTCATTATGCAAAAATGAGAAAAGAGCAAGAAAAGTGGTTGAAAGATTGGGGATATAACCTTGATGGTGAATTTGCTCAGAAGTATCTTGAAGAATGGGATAAAATAAACGAGACTACGACTGAAGGTTTTGATAACCAAATGGCGGCCATTGTTGAGAAATTCCCTGAACTAAAAGATAAAATTCATTTGGCTTCTGGACAAGTGATAAAAGAGAGCGGAAATGCTTCACAATACCTTATTGAAGATAACGAGAAGTTATTGGAGAATGTTACCAAAACAACAAATAAAGTTGCTGAAAATGCTAAGAAGAACGCTGAACAACTTAAATATGTTGGTAATGAAGCAAGTGAATATGGGAAAATGTGGAATAATCTTGTTCTTGATCCAAAAACGGGCGAAGTCAAAACCAATGCGCAAGAAGCAGTTAACGAAGCTGCAAATTCTGAAAAAGGATGGAACCAACTCCTATATGCTTCCAAACATGCCGACCTAAAAAGTAATGCTAAATTAATGATTGCCGAAGCAGCAATTGCTAACGGAAAATGGGACAGCATGACGTTTAAGGAACAACAAGCGCTTTTAGATACAAATGCCAAGAAGACTGTAACTCAGGCATTACAAGCCAACGGAAAATGGGACAAACTTAATTTTGAAGAGAAGAAGGCCATTCTGTATTCTAATACCCCTGAAAAAATGGCTGAAAATATGCTTAATCTTGGACTTTGGGAAGATTACAAGTTACATGACAAAGAAATTAAAGCTGATAACAAAGAGTTTTTAGAAGTGCTTAGTGATTCACAAGAAAAAATTGTCAATTGGTCTAATATACCAGATGATGTTAAAGAGTTTTATGCAGATAATCAAGATTTACTGACAAAAATTTATGGATCAGAACGAGCCTTTAATGCTTGGAAAAATTTACCAGATGAAAGCAAACTGCTTTTAGCAAATAACACGGATGTGCTACAAAAGATTCTTTCTTCAGAAACATATCTAACAAATTGGAATAACCTTCCAACAGACCAGAAAAAAATGCTTGCCAATAATGATGATTTACTAACAAAGGTAATGAAATCAGAAGAAAGTATGAATGCGTGGAATTCATTACCTGATCCAGTAAAAAAAATGCTTGGTAATAATGAAGATTTAAAAGCAAAAATAGCTGATGGAACATTAAGCGTGCAAACTTATGACCAAATAAAGCCACAATTAAAAAAATTACTCGGAGATGCTTCCAATGTATCAAATCAATCACAGGTAGGCATTCAAAACTTAAATGCATTTAACGCGAACAATCCAGCACAGAAAATACTACGTGGAGATTCTTCAAATGCGCAAGCTGCAGCACGACAAGGTGGCAATGCATTGAACACCTACAATGCCAACAATCCAGGAACGAAAAACCTACGAGGAAATGCAGGTGGAGTTGTCGGTGCGGCTTCAAGTGGTAATAGTAGCTTAAATGTTTTCGCAGCAAACAATCCAGTAGAAAAACTATTGAGGGCTAATGATCAAGCGAGTGGGCCAGCATCTCAAGCGAAAAATGCAGTAAGTGACTTTAATTCTGGCCCTTCGGTAATTACCAAAACTTTAAACGTAGTAGCTAATTTAGGCGCTGGCGTAGCAAAAATTTTAGGACTAGAAACAGGAACCAATAATCATATTGGTGGTCCGGCAATCGTCAATGACCAAAAAGGACGCACTTATAAAGAATTGGTGATTCCTAAAGGTGGCGTGCCTTTCATTCCAGAAGGCAGAAATGTATTCTTACCAGATTTACCAAAAGGATCAAAAGTAATCAAAGCTTCAGAAACAAAGAAATTAATTCCTCATTATGAAAACGGCGTGGGAGTTCCGAGAAACTCTTCAGTTGTTAAAAATCTAATTGCTGTTCAAGATTCACATGAATCGAATGATTTTAGCGAACTTACTTCTCTAATGCGTGAAATGGTTTCTTATTTGAGAAATGGAGACTTTAACAATATGGAAGTTAACCAGACTTTTGTCGTATCAGATAGCAAAACAGCTCGTGAAGCAGGTATTGAAAACAGACGTCAATTAAGAAATTTAGCGAGGGGGCTTAAATAGTGAAACTAGAATTAGTTTATACGAATCAAAATGGGGAGCAACTCGTTTTTAATGAGGAAGCTCCATATTTTTTGCAAAACGTTGAGGGATTAGAAGCACCAGAAAATGTCGTTCTAGCAGAAGAAGTATTTGGAGAAGATGGCGCAAAAGTTGTTGGAATCCGCTTAAGCACTCGGAAACCATTGCTAGAAGGCACTTTAATTGGAAAAACAGAAGAAGAAATTTATCAGCTGCGCCGAGATATGATTCAAAAAATCGATCTAAAACAAACAGGTAAGCTAACACTTAAAGTCTATGACAAAGAGTATGAAACCGACGTTCTACCAATTCAAGCGCCTAGCTTCAAGTTGTATGAAGATAATCCTTATAAGGTTGACGAATGGAATTTATTTTCTTTACAGTTTGAAGCATTCGATTCTTATTTCCGTGATGTATCGTTTTATAACTCACTGGTTCCTTTGGCAACATTGAAGCCAACGCTTATTTTTCCAATGGTTTTTGTTCAAGGCGAGAAGCATACATTTGGTCGCTTTGAATCAGGGAATATTGAAAAGATTGTAAACAATGGAGATGTGCAGGTTGGAGCAGTTTTTCATATGAAATGTGTAACAACCGTGACTGATCCGCAGATTTACGATGTGACAAAACAAACCTTCTTTGGATTTAAAGGAACCTTTGAACCTGGAACAAGATTCGAACTTTCAACGGTACGTGGAAAGTTGTATGCGAAAAAAATTGTTAATGGTGTAGAAACTAATGCTGTTCCAGAACGTATGGAGGGCAGTAGTTTCTTTCGATTATCTAAAGGAGATAACTATTTACAACTAAAAGCGGCCAACAATTCTCAAAATGGAATTACATGTGAAATGCAATTTACACCATTAGTTAGCGGGGTGTAGCTATGGATTTTATGCCATTGCCTTTTGTAGAGGTGTTCCGAAGAAAGTCTGGCTTTGATTATGAGTCAACGGCAGTTCTGGACATATGGAAATCAATGAGTGTCAAAGAAAATTTCAAGTCAGCCAATACTTTTGAAACGGTTGTTCTTTTAAAGTACATGCCAAAAGAATTAATGGACGAAGACACAGTGCTATTAATTAATAATTGCTTTTACTATATTGATTCTATTATTTGCGATGATTTGAGCAGTGGATTAATTACAATTTCTGGGAAGTCTCTTTTTGCAAAATCTGGTAAGAGAATTGTTTATCGAATTTACAATCAAACAAAAAGACCAGAGCTGATTTGCTACGATCACTTACGGAACGAAGTGGTCTCTCCGTCAGATGCAAAAAGAAAAATAAGTTACTTATCTGTTGAACAACCGCCAGCAATTACTAATTCAAACATTAGTTATCAAAACAGTTATGGGAATGTTGAAGAAGAAATAGAGGGACTGTGTGAAAGTTACAATTTTGGTTTTGACGAAATTCCTATCTCGAATGGGCGTATTGGCTCAACATCAAACGGCCAAGTTGGAACAAATATTCGTTTTAGAAAAAGTGAAGATGTTTCTAGTGTAGTTCAATTTAGTGCAGAGTTTGAAAATGTTACTAATGAATCATTAGAAAAGAACAACTATGATGAAGCGACTACAGCCCTCATTTATGGAGAAGGCGAAGGAAAAGCTCGTAAGCATACTCAAGTAAATAACAATTTTAGTGGCCTCGAACGAAAAGAAATATACGTCGATGCTCGTGACTTACAACAGACTGTTGATGATGTAAAAATGCCAGATGCACAATATATTGCCACATTGCAATCAAGAGGAAAAGAAAAATTAACTGAACAACCAAGAGTTTTGGCATTGAATGGGACTATCAATTTGAATGATAGTCTTTTTGTTTATGGTCGAGATTATAAATTGGGGGATCGTGTAAAACGTATTTCTTCTTTTGGCTATTCAGATACAGTGGTTCTAAATTCTGTAACCCAGACTTGGGATGAGAAAGGCTACCATATTGACGGCGAATTCGGTAACCAAAGTAAAACAATTATTGATGTAATCAAGAGAAAAGGAAAGTAGGTGGTTATTTTTGGCGGAATTAAGTTTATTTTATGATGCCGTTTTGCAAGATGATGGCACATACGATCGTGCTTATACATCGGCAGACTGGGCAAAATACTTTGAAAATATCTTTCGCAATGGCGTCATGATGTCAGTCGGTGAAGCATTAAGAGTGACTGCAGCTGATTCTGTTGGGATGAGAGTTGTTGTAAAAGCAGGTTCAGCAAGTTTAAAAGGTTATCAATATATAAATACGTCTGCTTTTGCAGTACCTATTGACGTTGCTTCTTCAACACAAGATCGAACAGATTCAATTGTTGTTCGTCATGATTTGAACGCTAGACAAGCTTATGTAGCAGTCAAAAAAGGCAATGTCTCTGTAGAGCGCTCAACAGAAGTTTATGAAATCCAACTAGCAACGGTCAAAGTACCAAGGAACAGTTCGGCGATTACTGCAGATTTAATCACAGATAAGAGATCAGATGCAAAAGTTTGTGGTTATTCAACACCTTTTGCCAATGTTTCTGTATCAGGATTAGAAGCACAATATGAAGCAATGCTAAAAAAAATTGTAGAAACCAACAAGACAAGTTATGAAAAAATCCTAAATGATTTTAAAAACTACGTTGCAAAAGCACAAACCGATATGGATTCTAATATCGAAGAAATTATCCGCACAGGCAATGGAAAAGTAAATGCCTTTGATGTTTTAATTCATGAATGGTTTGCAGCTTTAAAAAATGAGCTAGATGCAAATCAAGCATCAAATTTACAGAATCAAATCAATGAAATGAAAGCTACTGAAGAGTTACCAGCTATAGAGCATAATTTACGCGGTTATCCTAATGTACAAGTTTTGTATTGGGAATACGGTATTGGCCTATCAGGATTAGCTAATGAGCCAACAGGTCTAGGCGGTAGCAATGTGAAAAAGATTCCTCACAGTGTAGAATATCTTGATCTATTCAGTTTCAAAGTTAAAGTGCCAATGAACTTTAAAATGGTAAGTCCAACAGTAACAAAAATAGATAGTCGAACTATTCGCTTTATTGAAGCATTTAAAGTTATAGAAATTAAATTTTAGGAGGAAAAGAATGTATACATTTAAAAAAGGTGATGCAGACTATCAAGTCATGCTAAATGAAAATTTTAACGAAATCATGAGCTCATTAGAAAATGGTGCGCTAGTTGCTAAAAAAACTGTGATCAAGGCGCAGGATTGGGATGAAATTTTAGACGAAGGCATTTACACCGTTTTCGGTGCTTCTGGCGCAAACCGACCTTACACAGGCGCTGTTTATGGAGTTTTAGTTGTTTATGCTGACAATACATTTATTTGTCAAAATTATATGTATAAGGGTGAAACCTATATCCGCAGTCGACAAGGAAGTCCTGCAATGTGGACGGAATGGAATAAATTAGCTAATGTAAGTCAGCTGAATAATGAAGTGCTGCTAAATAGACAGCCTATTAAATTTTCTGATGGCACAGTCACGTTGCTCGACAATGTAAGCAACTATGAGGCAGTAAAATTTATTTGTGAATATCAAGGTAATCGAACAGATGCTACCATCCTGAATAATAAATCTGGCGAAATAGATATTAGAAGTTCTGCAATTAACATTTACGATGATCCTACAAGCAACGGTTGGGATATGGGAGAGATGCTAGTTCATGTTTCTAATAACAAAATTAATTTCACGTATGCAAAAACTGTTTCTAAAAGTGGAACTGTCGAAACAAAAACAGATACTCTTAGAGTAATTCATGTTATTGGAGTTAAGAAAGCTCCTCAACTACCTGGAAATTAAGGGGGCTTAATATGGAAAAATATTTTAACCACCTGTCAATTGTAGCCAGTATTGTAGGTGGTATTTGCGTTAGCTTTCTTGGGGGAATGGATCAGTTGCTAGATGTTTTGTTATTTTTGATGATTGTTGATTTTGTAACAGGTTGGCTTAAAGCAATCGCTACTAAATCACTATCAAGCAAAATAGGTATGTTGGGAATCGCCAAAAAAGTAATGATTTTATTTGTAGTGGCAGTTTCTGTGAAAGTTGAAAGTATTGTAGGGAATAATATTCCTATTAGAGAAATGGTGATTATTTTTTACATTGCGAATGAAGGTATTTCATTTTGCGAGAATGTACTAGAATTCATTCCTTTACCGGAAAAGTTAAAGGATTATTTTATTCAATTACGAAATAAAAACAAGAATTGAAGCGACTTGTGTCGTTTCTTTTTTTGTTTAAAAAATAGGAAAGAGGTTTTTAAATGAAAAAAACTGTTAAATTATTAGTTGCTGTAGGAATGGGATTAAGTTTTATGTTGCCAAGCGGTGTAAATGCATACCAAGTGGAGCAAGACCCTATTAATTTTGGTGGGTACTTTCCAGGTTATGCGACTAACGAATTAATTGTCTTACATGAATCAGGAAATGGGAACAACGTTGGCCCAAACAGTCTAGACAATGAAACGGCATATATGAAACGAAACTGGACGAGTGCTTATGTTTCATATTTTGTCGGTTCTGGCGGTCGAGTGAAGCAGTTAGCGCCAGCTGGTCAAATTCAGTGGGGTGCAGGAGCAACAGCCAATGCAAAAGCATATGCACAGATCGAACTTGCTCGAACAAATAATAAAGAAACATTCAAGAAAGACTATGCTGCCTATGTCAATTTGATTCGTGATTTAGCAACACAAATTGGTGCAACATTTGACTTGGATGATGGAACAGGATACGGAATCGTAACGCATGATTGGATTACTAAAAATTGGTGGGGCGATCATACAGACCCATACGGATATTTAGCGCAGTGGGGAATTAGCAAAGCGCAACTTGCACAAGACTTACAAACAGGATTGCCGGAAGATGGTAGCGAAGTTATTGTAAACCCCGGCAAGCCCAATAAACCTAAATATAAAGTCGGTCAGCACGTCCGCTTCACAACAATCTACAAAAATCCAGATGCGCCAATTTCACAGCATATCAACGCAGATACATTGTGGACGCAAGTTGGAACAATTACACAAAAGCTAGACGGTCGTAAAAATTTATATCGCATCGAAAACAGCGGTAAATTACTAGGTTATGCGAATGACGGTGATATTGCGGAGTTGTGGGAAGGTAGCAAACCAACACCAGCTAAAACATTCACCATCGGTGTAAATGAAGGTATCGTTCTTCGCAACGGTGCGCCGAGCTTATCAGCACCAGTTTACGGAGTATGGCCGAAAGGTTCTCAATTTAAATATGATTCCGTTCGGGTAGCAGATGGCTATGTTTTCTTAGGTGGCTCTGATGTAAACGGAACACGCATTTATATTCCTGTTGGACCAAATGATGGAAATCCTAGCAATACTTGGGGAACGGGATATTAA